ACGCCGCGGAAAACTGCGATTGTCTAAAAGCTCCGGCCCAAGTGTCTAATATTCAACCCACTTTCGGTCGCTTCATCACCGGCCCCGCGACGATCGGCACGACCCGGTCGCGCAGGTAGATGCGGGTCGTCTTGGCGTCGGTGTGCCCGAGCAGCGCTTGGGCGTCGATGCCCTGCGCGCGGGCGTCGGTCGCGGCCATCGCGCGAATGTCGTGAATCGTCGCGCCCTCGACGCGCGAGGCGGCGAGCGCCTTCACCCAGCGTTTTCGGATCACCGCGTACGTGAGCGGCTTGAACCCGAACAGGTACGGCGGGCGCAGCGCGTTCGGCTTCAGCGCACGGGCCGCTGCGACCGCATCGCGCAGTTCGGTCGTCCACGCGACCAGCAACTCGGCGCCGGTCTTTTGCTGCCGGAACGTGATCCCGTCGTCGCTGATGTCGGCCGTCTTGATGCCGGCCACGTCCATGACGCGCTGGCCGGTCGCGTAACACAAAAGCATCACCGCTCGCAGCAGCGCGTCCGCGTTCGCGTGGATGCGTTGGAACTCGGCGGTCGTGAGCCTGCGCGTGCGCGGCGGCATCGGGATTCGGTCGATGTCAGCGGCGACGTTCGTCTCCAGCAGCTCGTCTTCTACGGCTTCGGCCAGGATCAGCTTCAGCACGGTCAACGTGCGATTGGCGACGCCCGGTGTGTCCTGCAAGTCGCGCCGAAGCTGCTTGACGTCACGCGGCGTCAGGTCGGCCGGGTCGAACAGTTTCAGCATCTCGCGCAAGATGTCCGCGCACGCGCGGTACTGGCGCTGCGTCTCGGCGGCTTTGGGCTTTCCGGTCTGCCGGTCTTTCAGCACGCGCGGCAGCATCGTATCGATCAGCGCCGGCATCCCGCGCGCCGTGGCGGCGGCAGGCGCTGCGATCAGCCGCGCGTATTCACGCAGTGCCGGCTGCAGTTCGGTCCCGAGCCTGCGCCACACGCCTCGGCGGACGAGGTAGTACGCGCCGTGCTTGTGGTACATGCACGCCGGTAGGTGCCGATCCTTTTTGCGCGGGCGGTTCATCTACATCCCTCCGAAACACCACGAGCGACCCGTCCGGCCGCACGCGATAGGGTACGCCGATCGCGTCGAGCACCCGGCGCTGTGCGCTCGGCCTCACTCGAGCGGTGAGCGTGGCGAGCTCGGCGGGGGTGAGGATCACGACCCCCCCAGCGCCGCCCGCAGCGCGCTAATTGCCGATGCCGTCTCCTGCACATCTCGATCAAGTGCGGCGTGCTTGTGCGGCCGGTATCCAGCCATTGCAGCATGGAACGCATCGGCTTCGGCTTTGACGTAGCAATAGCTCATCTCCAGCGCCTCCAGCGCCATCCGCATCGCTTCGCGGTGGTCGGACGGGCCGTTCAACGCGCACCAGTTCGTCGCCTGCTCGCCCGTGCCGCTGCTGCGGATGTACGGGCACCGCTGCTGCGCAAGCTCGGCGCGAAGCCGCTCGATTTCCTCGCACGCGCGGCGCAGGATGTGGTCGGGCGCCACGTCCGCTAGGTGGTAGGCCTGGCGCAGGCGTTGCACGATGTCGTCGGTCATGCGTTCGACTCCATGATCGCGCGCCCAATCACTTCGACCACTAGCACGTTCACGACTAGAACGGGATGTCGTCTTCGTCGCGCGCCGGCTTGCGGCTCGGGGCGGGCGCGGGTTTCGCGGCGGATTCTTCCTTCGGGCTGACGCTGAGACTCATGTACTTCTCGCCCGACTTGCTGACCTTCAGCCAGGACGACAGCCAGTACTCGGTGCCGCCGACGTTGATGCTGCCCTTGTAGTCCGGGTGCCGCTCGCTGTCTTTCTTAGTGTTCTTAAACAACGCGCCTCGGTTGGTGTCGTCAAAATCGCTCATTGTGTCCTCATGCGGCACGCAGGCCGCGCTGTTGTGTCTGCCATGCGCTGACGCGCGTCTCGGCTGCGGTCATCAGCCACCGCATCCGTTCGTCCTGCTCGACCGCCGTCCGCAGCGCGTCCAGGTGCGCGACGTAGCGCGGGTCCGCGTACGCCTCGCGTTCCTGCGCCGCCAGCGGCAGCGTGACGTGTTCCTGCATCAATTGCGCCTTGAGCGTCTTTCTCCACTGCTCGCAGTGTTCTCGCTGCGCGCGGGCCACAGCGGCCTTGTCGGCATTGGAGATCATCCATTCGATGGCGCGCTCCACGTCAGCCTCGGTTATCAAGATGCCTCCATATCCGCCTGCTCACGAGCGCATACAAGGTCGTTCTCGGGATGCCGGTTTCTGCGCTCAGGTCGCACACCCGCTCTCCTTTTTGCGCGCGCTCCAACATTGAACGCATCGTCTGCTCGGAGTGCTTGTTGATTGGCACGGCTTCACCGCGACGACGGGTGCCGTGCCTTAACTGATCGCTCATGTTCCCCTTGCGGGTGTCGATCCGCAGGTTGTCGGCGCGGTTGTTTGTCCGGTTGCCATCGTTGTGGCAGACGTGCAGGTCGCCGGGGTCGCCGATGAAGGTGAGCGCCACGAGCCTGTGGACGGTGTACTCGACGCGCTTCGCATCGCGGCACAGCGACACCTTGTAGTACCCGTTAGCCAGCAGCGTTGGTTTGAGAATCCGGCCCGCTGTTGTGCCCGGTGCCGCCGTGTCGCGCCGCATGCGGCCAAGCGTGCTGGCCGAATACTCGGGCCAGCCCGGAATCGCTCGCCATTCTTCGATCACGCCGCCACCTTCGACTTCTCGGCGTTGGCATAGCCTGCGTACTCCTTGATCGCGGCCCGCACGGCCGAATGTTTGTTCAACATCTCCCACAACACCATCCGGTCCTCGCCCGTCACGCGGCTGGCAGCGCGGTGCAGTTCCCAGAAGCCGGCCGTGTCGCCGTCCTTGTCGAACTGCGTGACGGCAGCGGCGTGCAGCGCGATACAGGCGTCCGCAACGTCTCGGATGGCGCGAACCTTGTCGGCCTCTTCGGCGACGGCGCTACGGCCGTTCTGGCGGCTGCTAGCGACCTCGTGCGTCGTCGCGTCGGCGTCGTTGTCGCCTTCGGTCGGGATCGCGAAAGTCTGGATCGCCATATATTTGTACGCGGCGCTCATGGCCTTGTTCGTCGCCTTGTCGCCGCTGTCCATCGCCTCGCCCACGGTGCGGACGGTGTGCGCGCTTCCGTCGCGGGCCGACACGAGGTCGAACTCGACCTCCAGCACGACGTAGAACAGCGCGTTCCCGCGCGAGTTCGCGCGCTCGGTCACGGCCCGCGAGATGACGCGCGGCAGGATGCAGAGTTCGTGGTCGGCCAGCACCCGCGACAGCGCGTTCAGCACGTCATCGATGCCTCGGAACTTGAAGCCCTGCGCGTCGTTCTTGCGGTCTTTCGAGATGCCAGTCTTCGCCATTTCGCGCATCACCTGCGCTATCGCTGCATAGACGTGCTTCGACGTTGCAGTCGTGGTCATCGCTTTCCTCCTTGTTAAGTTTTGCCATCACTTCTGCGTGGAAGCGGTCCTGGTCGTTCAAAGCGACCCCAGCACCGTCCACAACATCCACAGCCACGTACCCGACAGCGACGCTGCGCCGACGACCTCGAGCAGCGTCCACGCGCGCCGCTCGCGCGCTGCCGGCCTGTACAGCGGCCCGCCGAGCACCGGTCCGGCGCGGCGCGTAATGAACGGCGCGGGCTCGGTCGGCAGCGGGTCGCGCACAGGGCGCACCGGGTGCGGCAGGCGCCCGAAGGGATCGCCGGGGTACTTGGGCGCAGCCATCAAAAGCCCCCCGCCCGTTCCCAGAGCAGCGTCTCGTACGCCTCGTCGTGCCACGACACGTCGCGCTCGCGCACGGTGGCGTCGGCCCGCGCCCGCGCGGCGCAGTAAGCCTCGACGAGCCGCGTGCGGTCGATGGCCGAGAACACGGCCAGCGCGACGTCGCGGTGGTCTTGCATTGCCAGCCACGCGGCGAAGTCTTCGCCGATCGGCAGGTCGTCGCCGGAAACGCAATACGCCCAATTGGGCGCGATGCGCGCGGACAGCGGGCGCAGCATTAGCCGCTGCAGCTCGCGCTCCCGGTCAGCAAGCCAGTCGTTGCGCGCTTGCTCGGCGCGCACGGCTTGCGCCGTGTAGGCGTAAGCGTCGCGGATTTCGGGGTCGGTGGTGCGGTACATAGCGACCTCCTCAGATACAGGTGGTCGTGCAGTGCCCGCCGGCACAGCAAGTGGTGCAGGTAATCATCCGGCCGTCGCGGATGACGGTGTGCGTGGTGCAAGCCCATGCCGCCGACGCGGCGGTTGCGAGGACCAAGGCGGCAACGATGCGGGTCATGTCGGCTTCTCCCGCCGCGTGAGTGCGGCATGAAGCAAGCTTAAGGTCGCTAACCCCGGATGTCAAGCATGCTTCACGTCGGCGGCAAAAAAAAGCCGGGCGCGCGCCGGCCGCTGACGAATGCTTACTGTAGCCGCTTGCGGGGGTTTGGCATGTCGAAGTCGTCGTCGGGCTTGCCCGGAGACTCTCGCGAGGCCATCCATTCCAAGTGCGAGAGCGCCGCGGCCTGGCCGCTTGCGCCCAGCCGGCGGAACAGCAGCAGTGCCTGCGCCTCGGATTCGGTTTCGGCCTCCACGTGCTTGCGCGGGCCGGTGCCAGTGATCAGCCAGAAGATTGACACGTCAAAGAACCTCGATGCGGCCAGCAGTGTGTCTGGCCTTGGGTTTTTCGTTGTGCCTCTCTCGAGCTGCGACAGCGCCGAAGGGGTGATCTTCAACGCACGCGCGACGGCGGCGGCTTCGAGGCCGTCCCGTTCCCGTCGCAACTGCAGCAGCCGTTCTCCTATTGCGCTCACATGGTAAGCGTACTTCATCGGGCCTCCAGCATGCTTGACCGCATGAGATGAAGCATGCTAATGTCGTGCCTATGGACATGGCGATCAAACCCCGAATTTCCAAGTCGTCCGCGATTGCGTGGGCGGGATCGCAGGCGCTGCTGGCCGAGCGCCTAGGCGTGACGCCGTCGGCGGTCAGTCAGTGGGATGAAGAGCTCCCCGAGGGTCGTGTGTGGCAGTTGACCGTTCTCGGCTGCCCGCAGGACTGCGCTGCAGAAAGCGGCGAAAACGTGTCAAAAGTATGAAGCGGGGGGGCGGGGGGTGTCAATGTCACTGGCCGATCCCCCACTGCGCGCGCTGGCGATTTGCGTGCCGCCTAGCTCGGGTGGGTGAGCTATGAGCGACGGGGTCGACCTTTCCAGGCGCTTGGCGCACGGCCACATGCCGCGCGAGCAGGCCGAAGCGCACCGCCGTCTGGCCTCGCTGCCCACGACGCGCCACGTGCGCGGGGAGCGCGACGAAGGCGAGATCGCGCGGGCGCGAGCCGAAGTCGCAGAGCGCATCCGCAGGACGCGGCTCGATCGCGAAGAGGCCCGCGAGGCCGCTGCCACGCCGCGAGAGCGTGGTGCGAGCCAGCCGCGGATGTCCGGCCGCACGCAGCGCGAGGCGATCCTCGAGGCGCTGCGCGACGGGCCGATGACGGCGGCTGAAATTTCCGAGCGGTTCGCCTGCACGCGAGCGTCCGGGCGCATCGCGGACCTGCGCGATGCAGGCCACGACATCGCGACGGATCGCGTGGAGACGGGCGCGGGCGTGCTGTACCGGTACCGGCTCATCAAGGAGGCGAAGCGATGACGCAGACGCAGATGGTGCTGGACGCATTGCGCGCGGGCCGCGCGATCACGCCGCTGGAGGCGCTGCATGAGTTCGGATGCTTCCGGCTGGCGAGCCGCGTGCTTGAGCTTAGGCAGATGGGGCATCCCATCGTGGTCGAGAAGATTAAGACGCCGACGGGCAAGCATGTCGCGCGGTATCGGATGGGGCGGCCGTGACGGCATTGAGCAAGGTCGCGCTGAAGGCGCGCTGCAGCGGGATTCTTGCCAAAGGGCCGCATCTTGTGCGCGAGGACGACCACGTGTTCTTGCTGACCGAGATATTCCCGCGTCACCCGGATTGGGCCGAGAAGCAGGGCGCGGGTGTGCTCAACGTCGAGGTCCGCGTCTCGGGCATGTACAAGTCGACCGGGTTTTGGCTAGTACGAGCCGACGGCACCGAGGTCGACATCAGCTACCGCACGGCGCTCGACGGGCGCGGCACCGAGCGCGCTCGCACGACCAAGGCGGCGCGCTGCGAGATTAGCGCGCAGATGGGCGCTTGGAAGGTCGCCAACCCGATGCTTGAGCCGGGTATGCACTGCGACCACATCGAGCCGTTCGACGCCATCTTGACCGATTGGCTGCGTGCCGTCGGGCTTGAGCACGGCGAGATTGTTGTCATCAGCAATAAGGTCGGTTTCCAGGACTTGTTTTTGTCGCGCGAACTGGCGCTGTCGTGGCAGCGGTTTCACAAGAGACGCGCCAGGTATCAGTGGCTTGCCGCAGCCGAAAACATCGCGAAGTCGAACAAGGTCCAGCCGGTGGCCGATGACTGGCTGACGGCGTATGAGGCCGAGGAAGCTCGACAGAGGCGCGCCGCGTGAACTTCTACAAGCATTACATCGGAGACTTCCAGCGCGACACCGGGCACCTGTCGTTGGCCGAGCGCGGCGCGTACCGGGCGATGCTTGATCACTACTACGCGACCGAGAAGCCGCTTCCGACTGACGCGCTTGCCGTGGCCCGATTGGTCGGCGCGATGGATGCGAAGGAGCGGGCCGCAGTCGAGTGCGTACTGAGGGGGTTCTGGACGCTGGAATCGGGCGGTTGGACGAACAGCCGCGCTACGCAGGAGATTGCGAAGGCCGCGGCGCAGCGGGAGACGAACCGCGAGATCGGAAAGCGCGGCGGCAGGCCGAAAGGTTCAGGGAAGAAAACCGAACCGAAAACCGAATCGGTTTCCAAATCGGTTAGCGAAACGGAACCGAACAAAAACCCTAACCAGACACCAGACAAAGACATTCCGCCTTCGGCGGGCGAGACGCCACCGGAACCGAAGGTCGAGGACGGGCCGCTTTCCGACGCGACGAAGAGACTTTTCGACCTGGGCGTAGATGTGCTGATGAGTGCTGGGCATTCGGAGCGGGCCGCTAGGGCGTTCATCGGCAAGGTGCGGCAGTCGATTGGCGACGAGCGCGCGATTGGCGTGCTGCTGGCGGCGCAAAAGACGACCGACCCGGCGGGCTACGTGTCTAAGGCGGTGAAGCGCGAGACGACGCGGAGGGTGACGCTGTGCTGACGACCAAGACGTTCGCCGACTACGGCATCGACACGCGCGGAAAGGCGTCGGGCGAGGTCAAGACGGTCTGTCCGCAGTGCTCGGCTAAGCGCAAGAAGCGCACGTACCCGTGTCTGAACGTGAACTTGGACAAGGGCGTGTGGCACTGCTGGCACTGCGATTGGGCGGGCGGGCTGAAGCAGGGCCAGTGGCAGGCGCCGCGCATCGAGCAAACCTATCGGCGGCCCGACTACGTCGCGCAGTCGGATGCGCTGCCGTCGGACCTGGCGCAGTGGTTTGCACAGCGCGGGATCACCGAGCAGGTTCTTCGGCGCAACCAAATCGGCAAGGGTATTCGGTATTTCCCGCAGGTTGAGGAAGAACGCGCCTGCGTGCTGTTTCCGTACATGCGCGGCAGCGAGGTGGTGAACATCAAAGCCCGCACGCGCGACAAGTTGTTTCGCATGGAGGCTGGCTGCGAGCGCGTGCTCTACGGCTTGAACGACATCGGCGAGCGTCTGGTGTGGGTCGAGGGCGAGATTGACAAGCTCTCGGTCGAGGTTGCTGGCCTTGTGTCGTGCGTGTCGGTTCCCGACGGAGCGCCCGCGCCAGATAGCAAGTCCTACGGATCAAAGTTTGACTTTCTCGCTGCCCCGGAACTTGAGCGCGTAAAGGCGCACGTCATCGCGGTCGACGGTGACGCGGCCGGCGTGCGGCTGAAGGAGGAATTGATCCGACGGTTGGGCCGCGAGAACTGCTTGGTCGTGTCGTGGCCTGACGGGTGCAAGGATGCGAACGACGTGCTTGTCACGTACGGCGCGGACTTCCTGCGCGCATGCGTGGACGACGCGGAGCCGCTGCCGGTCGAGGGCGCGTACCGGGCGGTCGACTTTCTCGCTGAGGTGATGGACGACTACAACCACGGCCGCAAGCCGGGGCTGTCAACGGGATGGGCGGAGCTGGACGAGCACTACACGGTGCTGCCGGGCGAGTGGACGCTTGTGACGGGCGTGCCGGGGCACGGTAAGTCGGAGTGGCTCGATGCGCTGGCGGTCAATCTCGCGCTCAAGCACGGGTGGCGGTTCGCGGTGTACAGCGCCGAGAACATGCCGGTTCGCGAGCATTTGGAAAAGCTCGCGGAGAAATACATCGGCAAACCGTTCGACCACGGCCCGACTGACCGGATGACGCCGCAGGACATCGACCGCGCGCTGACGTGGCTCGACCAGCATTTCACGATGCTTTTGCCAGATAGTCCGACGCCCGAGCGGCTGATCGAAATGTGCCGGCAGTTGATCCTGCGCCGCGGCATCCACGGCGTCATTTTTGACCCTTGGAACGAGATCGAGCACAACTACGGCGAGACGACGACTGAGACCAAGTACATATCTGAGACGTTGTCGGTGCTGCGCCGCTTCGCCCGCGCTCACGACATCCATCTGTGGGTCGTCGCGCACCCGCGGATGCTCCAGCGGCGCAAGGACGGCAGCGACAAGGAGCCGATTCCGACGCCGTATGAGATCGCTGGCTCGGCGCACTGGAACAACAAGGCGGACAACATCGTGTGCGTGTGGCGCAATCGCGCCGAGGACACTCAGGACGTCGAGATCCACGTCCAGAAGGTCCGAAAGAAGCGGGTCGGATGCGTGGGCCTGGTGTCGCTGCGCTATGACCGGGTCACAGGCCGATATCACGAGCCGATGCGCGACGTGAACGGGCGTGAGTACACGTTCAGCGGCGGGCGCAAGTGACGATGGAACTCTGCCCCGACTGCATCCGCGCCGAGCGCGATCCGTGGTTCATCGGCGTGATCGTTTACGGCCGGCTGTGCTGCAAGGCGCGCTCGATCGCGCTGTCGCTGCGGAAGGACCTGAAGGCCGAGTTCGACAACGCGACCGCCGAACTGTCGGCCGAGGATGTCGCCGCAGTCCGCGTACGCGCGCGGGCAATTTGGGACGCTTTGCAGAAACGGGGGATTGAGCAATGAGCGCACACGACACCGAGCAAGTCGTGCGGATGCTGGAAGCGGCGATCGTCGCAGCGCTGGCCGGCGGCATGGTCGGCGTGCTGATCGTCCTGACCGACCAAGACGGCAGGCAGTGGCCGTCGGGCTGGCGGCCGGTGCCGAGCGAGCAGCAGTCGCCGCGGCCGGTGGCGGGGGTGCAGTGATGGCGCTGCAAGCCACGGAAACGGCCCTAGAACGCGCCGCCGGCCCAGAGTTGGCATCCGTAGCCGTCCAGGCGCCGCGCAAGCCCGTGAAAGGCCGCGCGTCCACGCTCGCCATGAGCCGCGAGGTGCTAGAGGCCGAGGGCTACCACGTCGAGGTGGTCGAGCGGAACGAGCGCACTCGGCACCGAACTTGGAAAGTCGACTTGTGGGGGTTCGCCGACATCCTGGCGATTCGCCGCGGCGAGGTGCTCGCCGTGCAGACGACGACGAGCAGCAACATGGCGGCGCGCGTGCGCAAGATCGCCGACTCGCCGTTGCTGCCGAAAGTCCGCGAGGCGAACGTGCGCGTCATCGTCCACGGCTGGGCGGCGCGGGTCGTCAAGCGCGGCGAACGGGCGCGGGAATGGGTTCTGCGCGTGGAGGACGTGTCGTGACCGATGCCATCGCCCACCGCCTCGAGCGACTCATCCGCGAGCTGACCGCGGACCGTCATGACATCGACCCGCCGGATCACGAGCTGCGCGCACTGCTGCGGCGCGAGCTGGACGACGTGCGGCTGTCGATGGCGCGGGCGGATGCGCTGCGGCTCGAGGTGCTCATCGACCGGCTGACGGGGGCGCAGCGGTGAAACGCGGTGACGCCGTGCTGGTGCGGCGCTATGCGCGCCCTGGCAAGCCCCGCGCAACCGACGTGCCGACAGTCGTGTACGGGAGCGTCATCAAGGCTGTGAGCGGCGTCGTGTGGGTGGACGTCAACGGCGGCGTCGTGCGCGCATGGCGCAGCCAAGTGCAAAAGGTGAGCAATGAACGACCAACGGTTGACTTACTTGCTTGAATCGTGGCGCGACTGGATGCGTGAGAGCGATCACCGCGCGGAACTCGGCTACCCGTCGACCGCCGCCGGCATCCGCTGGCGCCCGCCGGGCGACTTTGACTCGATGGTCGCGACGCTCGACGACACCATGGCGCTCGCGGTCGACGCTGCAGTCGACTCGCTGCCGGCGCTTGAGCGCGCAGCCGTCAACGCCGTCGTCATCGGGCCGATGCGCTGGAAACGCTACGAGAGCGTCTACGAGGTTTACCAGCGCGCACGCGGGCTGCTGAAGATCACGCTGCACGCTCGTGGCGTCGAATAATCTATGACATTTAGGCGTGGCATTTATGCCAGGCCCGCGTGATAATTGGTCCGGGTCATTGTCCCCGCAGTGACCGTGTGCAGACTCCTCCTCGTTGTGAATCATGGGTTAACGCCTCGCAGTCGCGGGGCGTTTCTTTTTGGACGCGCCATGCCGACAGCACGCAAGCCCGCGCCGAAGCGCAAGACCCCGCCGCCCGCGCCTGCAATGGCGGTCTGTAAGAGCTGCCCGAATCCGGCGCGCTGTCAGAAGCTCGGCCGCTGTGCGAGGGCGATGTGAAGGGCAAGAAGAAGGGCGGCAAGGGCAAGGGCGGCAAGAAGCCTTACTGACCGGCGAGTCAATTACTTAGGTTGTAGAACAATGGCTGGCGCACCTGCTGGCAATCAGAACGCTCGCAACGGCCGAATCTGGCGCGACACGCTGCGCCGGGCGTTGCTGGCCGAGGACGCAAAAAACCTGCGGGCGATTGCCGACGCGCTGGTGACGAAGGCCACCGAAGGCGACGTGGCGGCAATTCGCGAGATCGGCGACCGACTGGACGGCAAGGCTGTGCAGTCCGTCGAAATGGGCGGCGTGGACGGCGGCCCGATCAAGGCGCGGCTTGAAGTGATCTTCCGCGATGCAGGCCGAGTTCCCGGCGAAACTTAAGTTCCTGTTCAAGCCCGCGCGATACAAAGTCGCCTATGGCGGACGGGGATCGGCGAAGTCGTGGTCTTTCGCCCGCGCGCTGTTGATCTTGGGCGCCGAACGCCCGCTGCGCATCCTGTGCGCCCGCGAGTTCCAGAACAGCATTCAAGACTCGGTTCACGCGCTGCTGTCCGACCAGATCCGCGTGATGGGGCTGGAAGGGCATTACGAGATCCAGCGCACGCGCATCGTGGGCGCGAACGGCACCACGTTCGGCTTTGAGGGCTTGCGGCACAACATCGCGAGCATCAAGAGCTACGAGGGCGCGGACGTCTGCTGGGTCGAGGAAGCGCAGACGGTCAGCAAGGAATCCTGGGACACGCTGATTCCAACCATCCGCCGGCCCGAGTCTGAAATCTGGGTGAGCTTCAACCCGGAACTGGACAGCGACGAAACCTATCGGCGCTTCGTACTTCGCCCGCCGCCGGAAGCGGTGGTCGCGAAGGTGAACTGGGACGACAACCCGTGGTTCCCGGACGTCCTGGCGGCCGAGAGAGACCACATGAAGGCGACCGACCCGGACGCGTACCTGACCGTCTGGGAAGGCCACTGCAGGCAGGTGCTCGACGGCGCGATCTACGCCAGCGAGATCCGCGCAGCGACCGAGGCCGATCGCATCACCAGCGTGCCATCGGACAAGGCCAAGCCGGTCGACGTGTACTTCGACATCGGCTGGGCGGACTACACCTCCGCGTGGTTCGGGCAGTGGGTCGGGCAGGAATTCCACTTGGTCGACTACATGCAGGGGCACCTGAAGCCGTGGTCCGAGTACCTGGCCGACATGCAGCGACGCGGCTACGTGTATCGGACGGTTTGGCTGCCGCATGACGCGCAAGCCAAGGAACTCGGTACTGGCAAGTCGATTGAAGACCAGACGCGCGCTGCAGGCTACCGCGTCCAGATCGTGCCGGCGCTGTCGGTGCTGGACGGCATCAACGCAGCGCGCGAGCTGTTCAACCGCTGCTGGTTCGACGCCACGCGCTGCGCCGATGGGCTGCAATGCCTGCGGCGTTATCGGTGGGACAAAGACGAAGGCACGGGCGGCTTCAAGCGCCGGCCGCTGCATGACGAGTATTCGCACGGGGCCGACGCCTTCCGGTATGCGGCGGTCGCCGCGAAGCGCGATGTGAAGGCCAAGCCGATCGCGTACCCGAAGGTCTGGGCCGCATGAGTCGCCTGCTGCACGCCAAAGTCGAACGCCTCGAGCGCGAGTTCCTGGCGCTGTTCACGAATTATCAGTCACTTCAATCGGAGTTAGCCGCACTCAGGTCCGCGTATGAGCAAAATGGACGACAAGGATCTGGTGCGGGCGATCGAGCACCTCGAGACAGCAGCCGAGGACGGGACGCTCGCGGACAACAGGACGCAGGCGCTTGACTACTACAGAGGCGAGAACGTCAACCCGGCGCCGGAAGGGCGCTCGCAGGTTGTCGACCGCAGCGTCTACGACGTCTGCGAATCGCTGAAGGGACCGATCCTCAAGCTGTTCCTCTCGGGCGACGAGGTCGTCAAGTTCACGCCGCGCGGCCCGGAGGACATCCAGGCGGCCGAGCAGGAAACGGCTTACGTCAACTGGGTGCTGACCGAGAAGAACGACGCGTTCAGCCTGTTCGGCGGCTGGCTGCACGACGCGCTGCTGCAGAAGAACGGCTACGTGCTCGCGTACTGGAAGGACGACGAGTACGAGCGCGAGAAGTACAAGGGGCTCTCGCTTGAGGAGTTCCAGGCGCTGCTGCAGTCCGGCGACGCGCAGCCCGTCGAGATCGCCGAGACGATCGACGACTACGGCACGCTGACCATCGACGCGACGATTGAGCGCACGACGTCGCAAGGCTGCGTGGATGTCGTCAACGTCCCGCCCGAGTCGGTGCTGGTCGACCCGAACGCGACGACGGTGTCGCTCGCGCAGAGCGCGTTCGTGATGCGCCGCGAGGACAAGACGCTGTCCGAACTTCGCGCGATGGGCTTCGACGTCGAAGACGACATCAGCGACGGCGGGAACAGCGTCGAGGACTTCGAGCGCGACGCCCGGAAAGAGCGTTCGTGGCAACTGCACGACGAGGACGTCGAGCCCGATCCGTCGATGCGCCGCGTGAAAGTCCGCGAGTGCTGGATTCGCTGCGACTACGACGGCGACGGCGAGGCCGAACTGCGGCACGTGATCGTGGTCGGCTCGACGGTGCTGCTGAACGAGGAAGCGGACTTGATCCCGCTTGTCGCATTCAGCGCCAAGCCGCTGCCGCACCAGCATTACGGCGAGTCGCTGTACGACGAGATCAAGGAAGTGCAGGACGCGAAAACCGCGTTGCTGCGTGGCGTGCTGGACGCGCTGTATCTGGCGAACTCGCCGCGGCACGCGATCAACGCGGACAGGGTGAACCTCGACGACATGCTGGTGTCGCGTCCGGGCGGCCTGGTGCGCGTCGAGGGCGACCCGATGGGCGCGGTGCTGCCGCTCTCCGAGGCGTACAACCCTGCGCCGGCTCTGAGCACGCTTGAGTACATGGACGTCGTGCGCGAGACGCGCACGGGCGTCACCAGGGTCGGCACGGGGCTCGATCCGAATGCGCTAAACCGGACCGCATCCGGCATCGCGATGCTGCAGGGCGCACAGAGCCAGCGTATCGAACTTGTGGCGCGCTACTTCGCCACCGCCGTCACCGAGCTGTGCAGCGTCGTCCACGCGCTGACGCTGAAGCACTCGCGGCGTGCGTCGATCGTGCAGTTGCGCAACGAGTGGGTTCCGGTCGATCCGCGCCAGTGGACGCGTCGCAAGGACATGAGCATCAACGTCGGGCTGGGCACCGGCAATCGTCAGGAACAGATGGCGTTTCTGATGCAGATGCTGCAGCTTGCGCTTGGCCCGGGCGTGCAACTCGGGTTTAGCGCGCCCGACAAGCTGTACGCGATGTTGACGAAGCTGTCGAACGCGG